TGCCAATCGCAATTTATACAGTCCTTACGAACTGCTACTATTGACTCATAGCCGTCCTTATCCTTATTTCCAAAAATATATTTGGTAATACACTTCGAGCCACATTCAAAACACTTCATACAAACCACTCCGTTATCATCATCCATGGCTTAGCTTCACCATTGGCGCATAATGAACATCGAACTCTTGATGGTCGGCATAAAATAATTGCATTGTAACAGCGAGGGCATTCATAGAGTTTCCATATCATTCTTCTTCCTCCTTCCAATAAGAATACCAACTATTCAACCAATCCATAACTAGGATTCGTTGCCAGTAATTCATTTTTCGTAATTTATTAATTACCTTTCTTACTGGTTTAGAATTATCTCGATTCATTCTTCTTCACCTGTGGGCTGTTGAGTGATTTCTATTTCTCGGCCTTTTGAAATGACATATATTTTCTCAATCCATCCCATTTCACATTCGAGACATACCAAGGTATATTCAATCCAAAACCGATTTCGTTTTTCATGAATGACATTGGTGTGAAGTATTTCTTGTGAGCATTCACAATCACATAATTCTACATCTGGACCAAACTCACATTCGACAATCATTGATTCATCCACTCCAATATACACATCACGATTAATTTCTCATATCCTGTAGGATTTTCAGATAATCTATTGACTAAAGTTGCAGCTAGTTTTTTGTTATCAAAATCGTTAATGTCAAATGCATCTTCATCATCAAGTTTAGAACGAATTGCATCTTCGATAAAGCTAGAACGTGTATTGTTTCTAGCTCTAGATTCTAATTCTCCGACCATTTTGAATGGTAAAAGAACATTAATTTTGGTTTTTCGGCTCATTGGGTTCACTCCTTTCAGTTTCGGGTTGACCCACCCCTATAAGAAGGTATGGAGAAAAGGCCCACTGCGGGGTGGAATTGGCCTTAGCGACAGCCCACCTGTTCAAGATAAGGAATTGCATTAGTTTATAGTCTTCATTGTGGGACATCCCATCATGGCGAAAGCAGCATCAAGAGAGTTTGAACTTTATGTCGAACTACAATCAGCACCAGCAGCAGCAAATCAACCTTTAGACATGACCGATTATGTGGATATTGCCGATAATCAAGCGTTTGAAGTGCACGAACTCGACATCGTTTTGGATGTAGACCAAGCATTCCCGGCAGGACAGACTGAAGCTCTATTCCAATTAGCAGATTCAAATATTACAACATTCGTTACTCATGCTGACCGTACTTCTTTGTATGTTGCTAGAAAAACTTACGATGCAGCTGCAAGCAGTATGTATCATCAAGAATCTTTTTCTTCACTAACGCCACTTATCGTTAGTAAAACTCTGTTCATGCGCAACTCTAGCACAGCAGCACTAAATTACACACTTCGCATTAAAGGACGCATTGTAACGCCTTCAGCTAAGGACTACATGGCTCTTGTACTAACCCAGACTGGAAACCTTGCTTGAGGTGGTTAGTCTGGTCAAAGTAGAAGGAACTCTTGACGAGTTGCGTGAACTGTTTGTCGAAGGTGCTAAGAAAGAAGCACGCAAACAAGCAAGAAAGGCAGGTGGTCAAGTTGTTGTTGCTGGTGTTAAGAAAACTCGCAAGGTTGTTAAATCTGCTTGGCAAAAGTATATCGGGAAGAAATCGAATCAAATTAGAGTTAAGTCTGGAAAGCGAAAGGGAATGCTTGACCTCGCAAAGATGTCAAGAGCCTACAAGCGAGCCCAGAAGGCTAAGGGAAAGAGGTGATTAAATGGCTCGTATAATCGACAAAGATACTAGGCTAATTGACATAGACTTTGGAGAACTTACAGTTTCTACATTTCGAAATCCTTTGAGTGCTAATGCTACAAACGTCACAAGTGGCGGAGTAGGAACTGGTCAATTGCTAAACCTACTGCCTGCTGGTAAATTTAACTGTGGGTCGTTTATGCAATATGTTCGATTGGATTTAGATTACATGGCTCGCAACAATGAAGTTATGCTGCCTGTTGAAGCATCTATCCAAAGAACTTCACCAGTACCTTTAGGTTTCAATATTAATGGTAACAACTTTGACCAAATGGAAGAGTTTATCTTTATTCTAAGCCGCCCTCTAGCTAATACTAATCTTGCTGCATCTACGGACACTGGTACATATAACGATTTTAGAAATATGGGACTTAACGGTACTGATGGTTTAACTTTAGTTTCCGGTGATGCTGGTGCACCTAATCAAATACAAACCATTTATGCTGAGAAGAGAATGTATAGCTACAACACAAACCTAGGTGCGACTCAGAGTAATGGGGAATTACTTACTACGCTAGGCCCAGCACCAAACCTAACCAATTCAGTGTTTGGAATGCCCGTATTAGACAGTGTTACTACTTGGGGTTCTATGGGTCCAATCACTGGTCCTAACTTGCATTGTTATCGTGTTGTAATTAACAGAAATCAAACCTTCCCAGGATCATTTGGTGAAACCAACCTGGATCTAGAAGGGCAAGGTTCGTGTCAATGGCCTGCTGTAAGTGTAAGGTTCCTATGCAGAGACCCTAATTATAGTGAAGGCGAATATCTTACTACGGTGGTCAATGCGATGAATAATAACGCTGAAGGCGGGCCAACTGCATGATAATTTATCATCGTAGACAAAGAGTACAGCAAAGAATGTTTACTCCAGAGGAGTATGCTTCGATGGGTTACATGCAAAGAGATGATTATAATCCATCTATGTTTGAAAGTGGTTCATATTCAAGTTTCAAATCATTTGATATTAATTTCTTTAATCTTCCAGTTTACCGTGCTGATACTAAGGAACAATTTGTTATGGATGCCTTTTTCTTACTAGGCTCTTTTGCTACTGGTGGAAGTACTGCGGGATTAAAGTTCGCAGCAAGTAAACTGAATTCAGATTGATTCAGGTATCTTAGTAGGGTATGAATGCCAATCGCAATTTATACAGTCCTTACGAACTGCTACTATTGACTCATAGCCGTCCTTATCCTTATTTCCAAAAATATATTTGGTAATACACTTCGAGCCACATTCAAAACACTTCATACAA